AATTGGCCCAGATCCACCCAAGCACTTGCTGCTGAGTCAAGTCTGGGTATGGGGTGAACGGATTGCCTGGGCCGGGAACAGCACAGGTGGAGTACACAGAGGCGTTGTATGTGCCGTCAGTACCAGCACATGTCCAGTGGACGTTGAAGACGACATCGGTGTTGCCACCCTCTTGCGGATAGCAGTCCATCGCAGTGATTGTCCAGGTGATAGTAGTCATGATTTAGGCTCCTTTGAGTGCGGCCAATTCGGCCTTGGTTGCGTCGAGATCGGCTTTGAGTTCTTGGATGGCTTTGACCAGCACAGGGATAAGGTCAGCGCGAACCGACTTGTAAGGCTCTTCGCCCTCCGGTGCCGGGTCTTTCCACTCATCAATCAGGTCAGGGAATACCTGTTCAAACTCCTGAGCAATCCAACCTCGGTCACCTTTGATGTCCTTGCCCTTACCGGACTTCCAATCAAACTTGCGCGGCTTGAGCGCCATGATCTTGTCAAGGCCAGCATCAAGGTCTCGGATGTTTTCTTTCAGGCGCTGGTCAGAGATGGCGCTGATTGTGGTGCTCGTGGCGAAGATAGTTCCACCAAGACCAACGTAAAAACGAAATGCGCCAGCACCCGTTGAATAAAGGTTGTATGCACTAGAAGAATTTGTGCTTGTGCTGCAAACAATCGAAATGTCAGGCGATGATGCGTCATAACGAATCTTTGTGCCAACTCCGGCAGATCCTGAAGTATTCGTCGTCCCCACCAGCAAATCACCCCCGCTCGTGATGCGGGCGCGTTCGGAGCCGCCTGTCGAAAACCCAAGAGTGTCCGCTGCGGGCCAAAAAATGCCGGTGTTGTCATCGCCCTTTTCGGATAACCCCGGCGTTGCCGCAGAGCGCCCATCAAGCGCAATCCCACCGTTGACGCTGAGCTTTTGACTGCCATACTGGCTTGTCGTGTTCAGCAGCAAATTCCCACTCGCATCCAGCGTCATCGCCTGCGTGAAGGTGATCGCGTTGCCTGCGGTGCCGGAGGGGGCGGTGTACCAGCGGTGCGCACCGTTTTGCTCGTAAGAGGATGCAATGTCGCCTGTGTTGCGGTAAACGTATCCAGTCCCGCTGTTTGTGCCGCTTGTAACCACCGCGTTCCAAGTCATCGCGGCATCTGATGTACCCGCTCGCATCTGCCCAAATGATGCATAACCCCCGGCTTGAATTGCTTTTGCGCCGCTTACCCAAGCACTCGGCGTCACCCCCAGGCCGAGGTTGCCGGAAGCATCCAGCGTCATCCTCAGCGTGTCGCTGGTGCCAAAGCCGAGGTTTGTTGCGGAAGTAGAGCCAATATTGACACTATAGTTACCAGCGTTGCCGCTGCCCCAGAAAGTGCCGGTGGAGTTTGCAACACCATACTGGAAAGCGCCCCCAGTATTAGAAACAGTCGCAAGCGCGTAGCCAGTGGTCGCGCCAGAGTTCTTGAAGAAGACGGTGTTGTTGGTGCCGCCGATGTCCAGCTTTGCCCCCGGCGAACTCGTCCCAATCCCCAGGTTGCCGGAGGAGTCGAGGCGCATTGACTCACCGGACGTTGAGCCAGTAGGGTAAAACAGCAAAGTTCCGCTACTACCCGCAATAGTTGGAATTCCAGCCCCGTATGCACCGCCCCAAGTAAGGTTATTTCCAGCCCCTAAAATTAAACCAAGGCTGGCAGAGATTGCACCAACAACATCCAGCTTTGTTGCAGGCGAACTCGTCCCAATACCCAGCCCTGTGCTGGTCAGGCGCATTTGTTCGGCATTGCCAATGGCAAACTGCAACGCGCCACTGGATCGTTCTGTCTGAATCCAGTTGTAGACAGCGCCGCTCGCGTCAAAGCCAAACCGCACATTGCCAGACGTGAACGTAGATGCACGAACTTCAACATCTGCGCCTGTCGTCTGCACATGCAGTTTTGTGGACGCTGCTCCACCAACCCCAAAATTCGTCCCATCAAACGTCAGCGCAGACCCAGTGGTCAGGACTTTGCTGCCGTTGAGGTAGGCCACGCCGTTGGCTGTGCCGCCGGACAAAGTGACAGCCCCTGCGATATCCGCAGTGGTGCCCACAAACAAGGCTTTGGCCACGCCCAGGCCGCCGTCCGTCTGGATCGAGCCGGTGGTCGTGCTGCTGGAGTCAGTCGTGCTGTCCACGGTCAGGGAACCGGTCATCGTGGTGTTGCCGGCCAGGAACAGGTTGCGCGGACGCGTAGCGCCGCTGGCACCGATGTCGTAGGTGTTGTCGGTGAACAGCAGGTTGCTCGTGATCGTGGCATTGACCGTCAGGGTGTCGCCAACTGCATCGCCCAAGGTCGTGTTGCCGTTGACCGTGAGATTGCCGTTGATGACAAAATTGCCGTGGACGTAATTTCCAATCTCCACGAAGTCAGAGCCGTTCCAAGCAACCTGGGCCGTCTGGCCAGCACCGACCGTGACGCCAGTGGTCGCGGCACCCTTGATGACGACGGCGCCGTTTGACTGGTTGATCACCACATAGATCTTGGCCTGACTGGGCGCAATCACGTTGCGCGTGGTGCCCGGCGTACCAGTGATGATCAGCGTGGACATCCGCGCTTGACTGGTCGAGCCGTTGGCCGTTGTCAGCGTGACGTTGCCGCTGGTGACGCTGAACGTGGCTGCATTGGCCACAGCGTCCTCCAGCATTGATGTAATCTGGTCATTGACTACATCGCCCCATTGGCCGGTTTCCGTGCCGGTAACTGGCTTGGCCAGTGCCAGCAGCGTGGTGTAATTGATCGTCATTTTTCAGTCCTCTATGCTGCTTGTGCAATTTCTTCCCAGTCGGGTGTTTGGGCGTCATCCACAGGCGTCCAGCCGTCCGTTTGGCCATCATTGATGGCCGCCCAATTCGGGGTCTGATTCTCGTCTATTAGACCCCATATTAAAACATTGCCGACGATGCCGATAGCGGAAACACCCGTAACGTAAACAACGCCGTCGCCAGTAATCTCGACGGTGCCAACAACCCCAATGGCCGCTACGCCGGTGACATACACGCTAACGCCTTCGTTAACCGTGACAGAGCCAACTTGCCCATCTCCCTGAGCGCCCGTGAGATTGACATTTGCGCCAGCCTGGGCTTCAACAGAGCCGACTTGTCCGTCGCATTGCAGGCCGACCAGCGACACCTCAACGTCCGCCTGCGCTGTTACTGACCCAACTGCGCCCGTGGCACTGACGCCAACAAGGTCAACTACAACTATGCTGCCAGATTGAACTTGCCCGACCTGACCAGTAGCCGACACCCCGGTGGCGTACACGTCTGCATTGGCAGCCACAGTGACCGAGCCAACCGCGCCTGTGGCAAACAGGCCGGACACATTTACGTCCACCCCAGCCTGGGCTTCGACGGATCCGACGCTGCCGGTGGCCGACAGGCCGGTTACGGTCACATTTGCGTCACCCGTCGTGGTTACCGACCCCACTTGGCCGGTAGCGGTAACACCTGTTACGGTCACATCCGCGCCCGCCTGGGCTTCGACCGTGCCCACTGATCCGGTGGCTTGCAAGCCCGTGACGGTGACATTGGCGTCCGCCGACACGGTGGCTGACCCAACACTGCCGGTTGCAGCCAGCCCCGTCACAGTGACGTTGGCGTCTGCAACGATGGTGACGGATCCAACTTGCCCGGTGGCTGACAGACCGCTGACGTTGACATTTGCCCCGGCCTGAGCCTCGACAGTCCCAACTTGGCCCGTTCCTGTCACCCCAGTAGCCGTCACATTTGCATTGGCAGATACCGTGACAGATCCAACGGCGCCCGTGGCCGACAGACCGGTGACATTGACAGTGGCGCCAGCCTGCACCCCTACGGTGCCAACTTGGCCTGTAGCAGACAGGCCGGTGACCGACACATCGGCCCCCGCCGATGTCGTGACAGAGCCAACTTGGCCGGTTGCAGATAGCCCGGTTGCGGTGACGTTTGCATCAGCAGTCACAGACACGGAGCCCACGGCCCCGGTGCCGGTAACACCTGTTACGCTGACATTTGCATCCGCCGTGATGGTGACGGAACCAACAGAGCCCGTGGCCAAGAGGCCGGTGACGTTTACACCAGCCCCGGCTTGAGCTTCAACAGTCCCAACCTGCCCCGTGCCTGCCACTCCAGTGACGGACACATTGGCGTCGGCGGCGACGGTTACAGAGCCAACCGCCCCAGTCGCCGACAGGCCCGTTACCGTGACATTTGCGCCCCCAGTGATGGAGACAGAACCCACCGCACCAGTGGCGGAAACGCCCGTAACGCTGACATTTGCGCCAGCGGTGGTCGTGACTGAGCCAACCTGACCCGTTCCGGTCAGGCTGACTGAGCCTTGTCCCCAGGCTGCCTCACCCCAGCTTAGGGCACCCCAGCCTCCAAGCGGTACGGTGACATCTGCCACGTCTGCGCCCTATCAAGCAATGCGGATGATTGCATTTGAGGCGTCGGCTGCGGGGAAGATGATCTGGAAAGTTCCGCTGGTCGAAGTCTTGTCCGAACCAAAGTCCAGCACCACAACCGTAGGATCGCCAGTGGCCGTGTCGTTGTAAATCAACGCGCCGCGCGCCGTGATGGTGGCGGTGGTGAACGACAGATCGGCAAAGTCGGTGAAGGCCGTTGTTCCCGAGCTGGTGGGCGTGACGTTGGTCAACGTGCCCCCGCCAGCCGAATACGAACCGCTGGCCGTCACCTCATTGGTCGTGGTGTAGGCCGTGGTCGCAGCAGTGAACGAAGCACTGTTGGTGTACATCGCCAGCTTGAACGTGTTGCCAGTGCTGGCCGTAAAGTTGTGAATAGCGCGCATCAGCTCCACTTTGAAGCTGGTACACATAAAGTTACCAGTGAATGCCATGATTTATTCCTCCAGAATGATTGCAAGTTCAGGATGCCCGGCATCCCGAAGACGGGTTGCGATAGTGTGCCTATCGTTGCGGATTGCATCCTTGATGTAGAAGGTGACTACAGCGTGGATGTACTCTTTGAAGGCGTGCGCCTGATCACGAATCGCTGGATGCGACTGGTCGCCAATGGAGATGATTTTCTCCACGCAACGGTTTGCCACCTCCTCGGGCGTAAAACCCCGGTGACTCGTAGTTCTGACTTCAACGCTATTGACTACAGGGAGCATCGATTCGATCATCATGTTACGGGGTACCTCACTTGGCCTGTTCGATAGGTGTCCTGACGATCCTTGCCATCGCCCAGAGCCTTAAGCAACGCAAGAGCCTCATCGTAACGGGACTTGTAAACCGCGATTACATCCTGCTCGCCTTTCATGAAGGTGTAAGCCTCCAGCAAGCTGCCGTACAACAACGCACTGTCAAAACGATCACCAAGCCATGTCGTCCCGGTGAGCGAGTCCACGATGCTGGTTGGGTAGCCGTAGTAGTGCATCTCCATGTTGTAGGAGGCATCTGGCGTCGGGCCCAAGATCATCGTGTTGTTGTCAAAAATGGCGTAGTGGCTGGGCTCTCCTATGTCCGTAGGATCCGGGAACGCGGAACGGATGAACTCAACGTCCTTGTTCAGCAGATATTCCTGCGTGCCGTCAGCTCGGATGATGGCGAGAGAGAACATCGACAACCAGTCGCTGGGCATGGCCAGATACTTGTTGCTGATGGTGCAGTTGCCCGTCACGTTTTTCCGCAACGCCGGAAGCTGCACCGTGTTGTAGATGCGCTGCTCGGCCTGTTTGATGAACGTGTCGATCTGCTCCTTCTGGGTGAACGTCACCGTCCCAGTCCCAGCAGGATTCGTCCACGTCGTCCCAGGGAAGTCGTTCTCGACGTATCCCTTGATCGTTTCAAACAGCTCGTCGTAGTTCATCTCAACCCATCTTCAAGCTGTTGCTGTTGCCGCGAGTGGTGTGCTTCGTGCCGCGCGTGCGCATCGTCTGGGTGTTGGCCACGCCGTTGGGGTAGCCGTTCTCACCCAGATCATCCTTGTAGGGCTTGGGCTGCTTGTACTTGTTGATTGGATCCTTGGTGTTCGCAGGGAAGAAATCAAACTTGTCGTTGGCTTTGCTCATCACTTGCCTCCCATCTTGCGATAGGTGAAGCTGGACTTCTTCTGGTTGGCCACCTTGGCCAAGCCGCGCCCCAGCTCTTTGCGCTGCATGTTTGTCACGCCGCCTTTTGCATAGCCCTTGCCGTGCATTTTGGCTTCGTGGCCTTTGACTTCGGCTTTGGCGATGGTCTTAACCTTTTTCACATCGCCGCCGGACAGATACTTGTTCATGGCTTCTCCTAAGTAGTCGAAACGGACACGGAACCAACTTGCCCACTTGCCTGCAAATTATCCTGCAATCCGCTCAGTTTGAGGGGGTTGTTCAAACCGACGGGGTTCCATCCCCATTGGATGATTCTGCTGCCGCCTTCTGGCGTCCCAAACGCGAGCTGGCTCGTTGTCTGGGCGGTCAGGTTTTCGGTCTGAATTCCATTCAGGCCGGAGGCCAGATAACTGGTGTCCGGTCGCGGGTTGCGCAGAGCTTGGGGATCGTCCACCGGGTACATGCCGAGCTGGAGCTGCGGTTGATCCGGCTCCCAGCACGTCGGGCAAACCAACAGGTTGACGTTCTTGGTCTTGATGACCAGCGAGCGCAGCACCTTGAGCGGATACCGGAAAGAGCATCTGTCGCACTCCGCGATTGCATATTTTCCCGAGGCAAACCTGTTCGGCATGTGTCACCTCAGAAGAACATTTGCCGTGGGGCAAGCCGCAAAGCGGCCTTCTCCCGGTCTTCAGCAGAAGCCAGCAGCCACTGCTCCTCGTAATCGAGCTTCAGGCGATCCACGCGGTTCGCACCCTCGGGGATCTTCATGGAAATGTAGTAGGCCAGCCCGGCCACCAGACATGGCAGCATACGGAAGGGGATGTCCTGCTCGGCGCGGCCATTGCCAGCGTCGTCAATCCGCTTCAGGCGCCAGTACACGAAGGTGTAGAAGTTGTCCTGATTGGGCGACGGCCAGACGTTCACGCACGGCAGATTGTTCAGGTACACCGGTGTGCCGCCAGCATGGGAGGCGTCCGTGGTGCCATTTTGGCCACGATAGCACCCAGTCAAAGTGTTGCCGCTGATGCCGGTGTACTGGATCGTTTCCGAGCCGACGTTGATGAAACCAATCTCCGGAAACTTTTCAGGCGCCGCACTGAGGGTAACAGTGGTTACCCCCGCAAGAAGGCCACCAGAAAGCGTCAGGCCGCTCGCCGACACCGTGCCGGACTGGCGGTTGATCCAGACCTGAATCGGCCTGCCCTGGGCGTTTTTGTTGGGGATGGTGGCATAGGTGGACACCGAGATCCGGCTGATGTTGATGTCCGTCTGGTCAATGCCAGTCTGGGTGCGCACCACCTGATCCAGAAGATCAATCGTATCCGCCGGGTAAGGGTAGGCAATCTGCCCCTGATTCATGGGGATCTGGCCCTGCTCAATCGTCCAGAGGTTGATGCCCCGGTTGGCCCACTCAATGGTCAGCAGGTTGAGGCTGCGGCGAGCCGTGCGCACATCGTAGCCAGACCGAATCTCCCCACCCGCGCGCTCAAACGCCTCCTCCATGAGGTTGGCGAGGTCTAGGTTGAAGGATGTCGTTCCGGTCGTTGTCATTGGGCTTCTCCGGTGGGTTTACGGGCGGCGGCGCAGGAGGCTGATGCGGAGGGTTTTGCCTTCGCCGCTCCTTGCGCAGATGATTGGCCACACCGTAACACCGTTACCGTTTCTTGGCCGTCTTGGCCGATTCAACGAAAGCCTGCTTGGTCGGGGCACCTTTGCTCCCAGGCTTGCGCATCTTCTCGCCAGATCCGGCTGCGATGCGCTTGCGCTTGGCATTGATGTTGTCGTAAAGGCCGACTTTGCCGCCCTCGGCGTACATGTCAAAGCTGTCGGGGTCATCCTTGCGGCGCCCCTTCTTTGGCATTTTGCTGGGGTTCATGACCCCCATACCGCGACTGGCTCTCATGGCTCAGCAATACTTCTTGGCCATGCCGCCCTTGGCCATCTTGACCTGGGTGCCTTTGGTCTTGCCGCGCACAGCCACGCCGTCAGCCGCCTTGTGGCCTTGGGCCAGACCGCCATGCTTCATGCCAAGGCTGCCCATCTGGTTGGCCGTGGGCATCATCTTGCCCTTGGCGCGGCCACCGGCCTCCATGCCCACTTCGGCCATCTCGTGTTTAATCATGGACTTGGGAGCGCCCTTCTTCTTCATGAAGGCCACTTCCTTACCAGTCATTTTTTTGGACTCTTTCATTTCACCACCTTTTGAAAATTTCATACCCTTGCTGGACTCACTGAACTCCTTGGCGACTTTGGAAGGGACGCCGACCTTCTTCGCAAACGCAGGGCTGTGAGCCGCTGCATCCATGAATTTCTTCTGCTTTGCCGTTTTCGCAGGCATGGCATATCCTCCTTGCTCAACGGGCTTGCCGCCGGTCGCCCAGTTGCCCAGCCGCGTTCTCACAGCATCTTGCCCTTGGTCTTGCCGCGCACTGCGCACCCATCGGCGCGCTTGGATGCAGATCCACCGCTCTTGAACATCATCGTGCGAGATTGCTCTTGCGCGGACTTGGCATCCTTGACCATCTTGGCCGGACGGGGCGGCATCGGGGCCGCTGGTGACATTGCATTACGCATGACTGCTCCTTTGCATCAGGTTGTCGATTTTCTGCTCCAGCTTGTTGAACCGTTGATCAAGATGGTGCGAGATCTTGTCAATCTCATCCTTCGTGATGTTGTCGCGCGCAATCTCCTCGCGCGTGCGATTCAACAGGATCTGGATCCTGTGTACCTCGTCCCACATCGTTTTCATCAACCACAACACTAGGGCGGAGATGAATGACAGGATGACGTTCCATATCATCAATTCCATGTCAACAATTCCATGCTCTCAAGGACTTGTTGATCCTTGAATTTGGGTCTTTTTTGGTCTTCTCAGAGGTGAGCTTTTCCTTCATCCCAGACATGCGGGCGCAGAACGAACTGCGTCGAGCAGCGTCCTTGTCTGTCTTGGGTTTGGGAGCCGGGGGCTTGAGATTCATGCCCTGGGCTTTGGCAGAGGCGCGCCCCTTGGCATTTAAGCCGCCCTTGGGATTCTTCCCCTCGCTGCGCTGCCAAGCTGGTGTCTTTGCCATCTACGCCACCTTTTCGCCCTTGATTGGGTTGACCATCGGGTACAGCACATCGCGGCCAAAGTCGCCTTCGTACTCCTGCACCCCCATGTGACCCAGCTTGATGGTTGGGTCAATCCAGACCTCGTAGCCAATGGCTCGGGCCCGGTCGCAGAACAGGTAGTCTTCGCCCATGTAGCCCTCCTCGGTCACAAGGAAGTCAAACACGGCATTGAGCTGCCGGTCGCTGCTGTGGTCGTAGTAGTCCCACTGGGGGTTCTCATTGACCAGCCGCTCAAAGACTTCCCTGCGCACCATCATGAAGGCCGTGGCGATGCGCTTGGCGCGTACCAGCCCCATGCCATTCATGGTGACGCCTTCATCGTCCTGATCGAGCTGGGCGATGTAGACCTTGTTGGTCTTGCGGGTGCGAGGCACGCCGCCAACGATGCCCTTTTTGGGGTCGCTGGCCCAGGCCATCAGCCGCATCACATCTTCTGGCTCAAAGTTGATGTCCGCGTCAATGAACAGCAGATCCGTGCAGTTGCTGTCGAGGAAGTCCCTGACGAGCAGGTTTCGCGCCCGCGACACCACCGAGCATCCGCAGATGCTGCCAATGCTCAAATCAATCCCGTGGGGCGGGAGCATTTGAGCCAATCTGGCCAGAGACACGGCCAGCTTGAGGCTGACCTTGAAGTCGTAGGCGGGCAGGGCCACAAAGAGCTTGCGGCCTGCCATGTTAAAACTCTGCTCTTTTCGCATGGATCACCCGTAAAAGACAACGGCGGAGCCGACGTTTGAAAGAGTGCCGTGGACATTCGTTTCAAACAGCAACCCCTGCCCAGGGAAAAGCAGGTATGTTGGCTGGGTGGCCGAGGCAACCGTGTTGATCACGACCACCGACGAACCGCCCGAGCCGCCATCCTTCAGCGTAACGCTGCCAGCAGATGCTCCGGGGACGATGTAGATCCCCTTGACCCGCACACGCCCAAGATTGTTCGTGTTCTGGTCAGTGAACTGGCCGGTGCTGGTTAAGGCAACACTGGCCTTAATGTCCGTTTGCATTGCCATGATGGCCTCCTAATCAGGAGTCGGCAAACGGAGTTGCAACTGTCCCCGAGCCAAGAACAACGCCGGTCACAGCGTACTTCAGCGCATCAATCGCAACGATCTGCACCCAAGTCCCAGCCACGCCACCAGTGGTGCCGCCATTGAGGTTGATGAAATCATTGCTGGCGCCGGGCGTGTAGACCACGACGGCATTGGACGAGTCAGTGTCCACGCCAGTCAGCGAGCCAATGAACTTGTCGGTGCCATCAGTGCCAATTTTCAGGCTGCTGGTGGCAATTGTGGTGGGCACCCAGATGGTGTACACCACGCCTTCGTTGTTGGCGGTGTTGGGGTCAGCGCCCGGGCCAGAAGATACGGGGTCAGCCGACGTATTGATCGTCGGCAGAGTCAAAACAACGTTGGCAGCCAGCGTGCCGCCAACCGTCAAAATGCGGCCACCATGATCGGTGGGGTTCAGAGTGGTACTGGACGTAATCGTCGGTACGGAATTGGGGCCCTGCTGAAAAATGCCGCCAAGAGAGCGAACTGGCCCTTGAAAAGTGGTCTGTGCCATGACAATCCTTTCGTGTTGTAGCACGTCCTCGCACAGTCTCTACAAAGTCTGCTAGGTCAGTCTGTGCGAGTTGAATTCCTAGATGATCTGATGATAGTGGAAAAAAGGGGGTTTTGACACCCCCTTTTTTCTCCAACTATCAAGCGCCCGGCGAACCGAATGCGCCCAGCGGATCCGACCAGCCGAACGAATAACGCTCGCGGGCCTTGTAACGCACGTTACCGGTGTCAAAGTCACCGTCCATCGAGTTTGCCAGAGGCGAACGGATGAAGTGCTTCAGGCCGTTGGGAACATCGGTCGTCAAGAACCAAGCGTCAGTGTCGGTCAAATAGTTGTTGACCGTGTAACCCTCGGGAATCGAGCCGTTGCTCTTGATGGCGTTGATGTCGTTGTCAGCCGTGCCGACGCGCAGCTCGGTTTCGAGCAGGCGGGTGGCAACGAACTGAAGCGACGGCGGGACAATCAGCTTGCGCGGCTTGGCGGCAATCAACAGACCACGCTCATCCGTCCACGCGGCGATCTGGATAACGGCGGCTTCCAAGGAAGTCTCGTTCAAATCGGCGGGGGTCGTAGGCTCGTTGGAGTTGGTGCCACCAGACACCAGCGGGTGGGCCGTCGAGAACAGCTCGACACCATCACCGCCCTTGTAGGTCGATGAGAAGCCGTTGTTCAGGATGGCAGCCGCTTTGGTCTGCTTGGTGTACGCCATTGCACGGGCCAGGGCCTTGGTGTAGCGGCTCGACAGAGTGTCATAGAGGTTGTCCTCAATGGCTTCCTCGGTCAGGCTGAAACCCAGGGCAATGGTTTCGTGGTTGTAGCGTGCAGTCCATGCTTCTTGGCCGTTGTCGTAAGCAATCGCGCTGCCCTCGTTCTTCACCGGTGCGGCGGAGAACCCAGACAGTTTGGTTTCTTCTTCAAACGAACGCTCAGAAGTCTCGGTTTCAAAGATCTCCTTGTGCTGCTCGCCGTAGGTCTTGTACTCAAGACCAAACAAAGCGTTCAGACCGGGGAGAAGCTCTTTCAGTAGTTGTGCGCGTGAAATGGCCATGATTTAGCTCCTTATACGCCAGTAGGGTTGTCGTACTGGTGCATTCCGGCATTCCACTTGACGATGACTTCAGTGTAAGAGCCTGGGAATCCAGCAATCGCTGTTTCGGGAACCACGTCAATGACACGAACCGGAAAAGTGCTGGTCGTGGCAGTGGTGGAGCTGACGGCGACTTTGGAGTTGCCGTTGGTGGTGCTGCCGCTGTTCTGAACCAGCACAGCGTTGTTGCCAACGGAGGTGCGGTTCATATAGCTGATGGTCGTAGCAGACGACACCACGGCGACCTTGAATAGGGCATCGGGATCGTCTTCGACATAAGCCATGATGTCAGAGGCAACGGTGCTTGCAGGGTAATACTGACGGAACACTTTGCCAAAAGTGGCATCGGTGTACGAACAGCCCATGAAAACACCAACTGGGGTGGCGGCGCTTGTACCGGTATCTTTCGCCAGAGTTCCATCGCTATCTAACTTGACCACATCTCCAAAGAAGATGTTGGTGGCAGAGCCAGAATTGATGGGAATCTGACGAGTCGCACCGGCAAACACCTGACCGCCGATCAAATTGATCGGAATCAGCCCGTAAGGGGCATCAACTGATGGGTAAGCCATTTAAGGACTCCTTGAATTATCGACCTTGACCGAACGATGTAGATGACTTTTTCTCGCGGAAAAGAGGCATCCGAGCATCGCTCTCTCTCATAAAATTGTTGTCCACAGCGTCCATGTTGTCCTTGGTCACCTTGGCGAAATACGCCGTGCGCTGACCAACGAACTCCTCGGGCATCTTGCAGAGCAACAAACCTGCGACCTCAATGTTGTCTTTGAATCGACTGTTTGGGTCAACGAGCAGCTTGAATTGGGGTTGTTCCTCGATACCGACAGGCTCCCAGCCTTCGCGAAGTTTTGCTCCCACGTTTTTGGCGTCGTTCTGTCCGGTCATGGAAACCCTGATCCACCTGTAAGCGTACCCCGGCTGTTTGTCAGGCTGGGGAAGTGTTTCGGCGCGCTGCCACTGCTTTGGGCGCTCCGATGCGCTACGGGTTTGTACTTCGCGTGCAAGTCGGTTTTCAGCCATTTCGATTCTCCTGTTTCACAAATTCACGAGCATATTGCTCAGGTGTAACTCCCAAACGCTTGGCAAGTCTCACCTGACTCTCGGTCAACACAACCTTTTTGGGGGATGTGCTTCGTGACACGGGAGCAACCACGGTGGCAGGTCTGTTTGCGCTTCGACCGGGCTTGCCGCCCCCAGTCTGCGTTTCTCCGGTGTATTCCTCGGGGAACTTTGATCGCATGGTCTTGTCGATGCGGTCGTAGTATTCGTCCGTGGTTGCATAGGCTTGCCCATGCTTTTCCACCAATTCCTCATGCAGGCCCAGTGCCATAGCCGTCATCAGGCGATGTTTCCCAAACCATTGGTTGCGCTCTTGCCACGCAGCCGCTTTGGTATCGCGCTGGACAACCGGCTGGGGTTGTGCCTGCTGATTTTGATTGTGTAACTCATTATCCTCCTTTTGTAAAGGGGGCGCCTTATATCGATCAGCCTGGGCCGCACGATTTTGTGCAGAGTTAAGCGCCTGTTGGGCTTCTACAACACGGTCTGAGTCACCAGACTCAAATGCCTCTTTGTAGGCCACCTGGGCTTCCTTGAGCTGCCGGGCGGCGGCCTCTTTGAAAGAAGCAATCAGGGCCGTTTCCGAATACGTCGTCTTGGCCTTGAGTTTTTTGTTCTCCTCGACCAGACGCTGGGCCAGGGTAATGGCCTCTTGCCGCTCACGGTCAGCAGACTCTTTGGCCCGGCGCTCATCGTGCCAAACCTTCTTCATCTGCTTGAGGCGCGTCTTCACCTTTTCCGAATAGTCCTCCAGCTCGTCGGCTTCGAGTTCCTTAACGATGTCCTCCGGGAGGGGCTCACGGCCACGGTCGTCTTCAGGGGTGTCGTCCTGAACCGCCACTTCGATGTCATCTTCGTT